CTTGTAGAGGTTTGCCATGAGCATTGGATTTAGGCCAAAGGGCGAGGCTGGTCCGGCGTATCACCCCGACCGAGACTATGCATATTTAACGCCTACATTGATGTGCGCGGCGATAGACCGCCTAGAGCTAGCTGACGATTCGGAATTGGCGGCGTGGAAGACGGCAAATCAAATCACATCAGCGGAAATAGCCGCCGCAGCAGAAGCGTTAGCGCGCGCACAGCGGGATTTTGTTAACGCCGCTGATCCTGTTAAAAGCATACAGCAAGCATTAAATCGCCGCGACTGGCAAGATATTTCATATGCTGTGCGGCAGGCTTTGTTTGCGGCCGTGGGCGAGGTTTTTTGCGCCGCGTGGTTTACAGCGGTGCGCGATGTGTCAATAATTAATGAAGAGCCTGCAGCAGCGGCCGGTATAGCTGATTTCTCTGCGCGCGTTCGGCAGTTCGCTGCCGGCGCCGCAAATCAACCGGCTATTGACAATCGAGTTACGTTGCTTCAGCTTCGTAACGATGTATTGCAATCTCGTATAAATACGCTCGGCGAGCAGCTAGCAAAATTACAGGCGCAGTTGACGGCGCAAAATTCGTCAGCTACAGTGACGCCGCCACCAAAAGTCTGGTGGGAAAAACTTCTTTTTTGGAAATAATATGCCTAAGTACAGGATGTACAAAGACCCGGTGGCTTTTTCTGCAAAGCTGCCAAAGCTGCCTGAAAATGGCGTGCGTTGTTTGGGATTAGATTTAGGCAGTAATTGTGGCGCGGCTATTTATGATTACATACCCGGTAAGAAAATGCTGCGCGAAAATTTGCAGCTGTTTCAGTGGGACTTATCTACTAGCGGGCTTGATTCTGGCGCTGTTCGATTTGTACGCCTGCGCGGGTTTCTAAACGTAGTAAATCCGGACGCTGTTGCATATGAGGATGTAAAATACACACCTCCCCGTGAGTTTTTCGTAAACCGAAAATTTGGCATACCGGCTATTATGGCGCGAGTGGCTACCGCGTCTGAAGTGCTGGGCGGCATGAAAGTTACCGTCGCCACGTGGGCCGAAGAAAAAACAATCCCCTCAATGGGCTTTGGGATCACGACTATTAAAAAATTTGCTACAGGATCTGGGCGTGCAAATAAAGAAGACATGATTAAAGCGGCTAACAAAAATTTTGAAACAGCGTTCGACCCTGCAAAATATAAGAGCGACGGCATAGACAATGTAGTCGATGCCGCGTTTGTATTGATGATGCTGCTTACTCAAATTAAACCGTGCGTAGATAAATGAGTCGTCCTGCCGTAACGGAATTGGCGTCGGTTGTAGAAAAAATACCGACGCAGCGGTTATCTTGCTTAGCCGCAATGCGTGAACGGCGCGGCGAGGTTACTTGTTTTACGCCGGCGTTGCTTGTTACTGCGGGGTTAATTCCAGTAGATCCGGTAAACGAATTTGTAGCTCGGCTTAATGTGCCAGAATCCGGTCGGCCTTTTTGCGTAGAGGTGCCGCCGCCGGCGTTTCCTTTTTTTTCTGGGCTCGGTACGACATCGCTTAACGGGTCCGTGATTAATTGGGACCGCCGTCTTTACGCCGTGCCGGAGTCGCACGCGAAGGCTTGTTTAGACTTTTTAGGGGGTATCGGAATAGTCGGGCAAAATCACATCGCGAGCTCTGTAACGTATACAATCGACATACCCGATCCAACAATGCCGCAATTTTCTGATTCGCGTCATTTTATTCCCGTTACCATTTTCGGAATCTTGCGAGACGATAAAATAACTTATCTGGAGCCTAACAAATTTTTGCCGCCTTTTTTGAAAACAATCCCGGCAAACCCCGCGCTTAAATCTTCGCAGTTTCGTGTAGGACTCGGCGCGGATCAATTTAAAGAAATTTTGGAGGAACTGTGAGCAAAGAAAAAGACAAAGCCGATAAGCAGCCGACGAAAGGCACAAAATTTTACGCCGTTATTTTGCAAGCCAGCGGCGACTTCGGCGTAGAAACTTTTGACACACTAGACGCGCTGGTTAACAGAATTAAAGCGCTAGTGAATCAAGACGTTTCTGTGTTTTCTTTTGCCGGTAATTTATTGCCGGTGTCGAAACCGCCGTTTAGGCACCTGCTCACCCCTTGGGGGCCGAAACCGTTATTCGACCTACAGGCGGATGAGCTAGAGATCGACGATACCGGCTATCTCGGTATCGACCCCATACACCTCGCTGACCCCCCGATTCTAAAACAACCGCGTCATAACAGCCCGGCAGAAAACGCAGACGACATGTTTTTTGACGACGCCGAGGACCAAAGCGTCGGCGTGTTTGATGACGTACTCCCCGATCCCGACAGCTAAATTTTTAGCCAAATCCTGGCATATTATGTACGCGCTTTTGCGCTATTGGTTTCTTTTCATTTTGGCAAACACGCCTGGAAGGAGATTTGTTAATGCAGTATGCCTGAACTCACAAAGACCGATTCTTACAGAATAATTACATTCAACGAATTACCTGTAAGAGAGCAGCGCCGGGTAGATGATCTGATTAAGGTCAGCTTTTACAACGGTACTGAAAAATTGGTCACAGAGCAGGAATGGAGGAATCATTCCTGCTCGGTATTAATTCCAAAAAATTTAGGCGGCAGAAAACATGTCGCAACAAATTGGAAGCAATATCAAAAGGTTTTAAACTCAAGAATGGAGTAGTTTATGAAGCGTCGGTACGGGACTCCCTCCTATGAAAAAGTATCCAATATCGCCGTTGCGCTCACGGAACGGCAAATCAACCGGCACGGCGATCTGCTCGATCAGTATCGCGAAGTGTGCGGTAAAATTCAATTAGCGGGGAGATCCGCCATGGTAGTGCTGCCGGGTCCTGGGTGCCGGCACGATCCGAATATGTTCCGCCCAGTTCATAGGGTGGACCCGTCTTTTCGGAATAGGCCGACGTTCGTCATTCTTTCGGCAGGCGAGTACGCTAGCCTGACCCTCAGTGTGACGGAGAGTAAGCCGCACAACGGTAAATTACAATACAAAGTCCTGCGCCAGCACAATTATACGCTGTCGCCAGAAGTAGGGTGCGGATTCGGGCATAGGCTGGACGCGCAACAACACGTCATCATGACGGCCGCGAACAACCTGCTGCAAGAGCTAATTAGCACTGCAGAAAAAGCGCCCGGGCAACTAGCGCTGCCTAAATTGGTTCTTATGACAAAAAGAATCAAAATAGACGAGCGCAAGCTGAAGGCGATTGCGGAAAATGTCGACCCGGCTCTTCGTAACCTCTTTATGCAAAAGAGGAGAGAAGAGTCCGAGATAATCTCGCACGGCCAGCTCTTCGGTGACGCCGAGTTGCTGTACGATTCCGAGATCAAGGCGGCATTTAGCAACGAGCTGGCGTACGAGGACTACGAAGACGTCCTCGGCGCTGAGCAGATTAATCCCGCCAGGAAAGTGTTCCTTGCGGCTAATCCGGCAATGGCTCTGTTGCGCGAAGCGGGCGTGCATAAGCTCACGGTAGGCCCGCAGAGCGATCAGATAATTGCTGAAATTCTGCCGAAGATGCGAGAACGGCTCCCGTGGCCCGAGCTCGCGACCGACGAAGATCTTCTGGAGGCGTTGGCTAAACCAACGGCTCCTGTGAACTTCTCGGCTAAAGTTTCTGCGCTGCCGTCGTCGGCTATCATCCGCGCAATGCGCGCGGCGTTACCGGCGGCTGCTGCGCTGCGTGAGCATGTCACGGACGAGGAACTGCTGGAGGCCGCTAGCGACCCCAGCAAGCCTTTAATCGTGCATGCCTATTCGAAGATCCAGGTCTTCCCAACGGAAGCCTTGAGCGATCTCCCGAATTACGCAACTGGGAGCCTGGTGGAGGTTACGCCCGCAGCGAAACCCGCCGCCGCCACTCTCGAGCTGGCAACGTCAGAGCCGGAGGCTGTTCAGCAGCCCACCGACGCTGACGACGTTTCGGCTACTGCCGACGAGCCGGCTGTTGATGAATCCGCGCCCGTCTCTGTAGAGGCGTAAGAATGCGTCGCCTGCTGCAACCTAAAGATAAGCCGCTGCTAGTCTGGCTTCTTGAAAGAGACGCCAAACCGAGCGCAGTTCCGGTTTTTCCGGGTGGCGAAGATTTAAGTCTTGTGACAGCGTATCTACTAAATGGTGTTTGCTACGCAGAGGTTCTAAATGATTGTGCGCATTTAGAGCAAATTTGCAGTGGTAAGTTCCCGTTTGGTCGGTTATTCTTTCACATTAAGCAGCAGGACATTAACGACGTGTGCGCGGATTAAAATTACAGGGGGCTGCCGCAAGGCAGCCCCCTTTTTTTAGCTATCAGAGGTTCGCCATGATTCCCGACGGATACAAAGACCCAAAAACAGAAACGCTGGCTAACGGCCGTCGCGTCGCGGATATTATCGGCGCCCGCGGCCCGAAAGGTTTAATTGGTGCTATCGTGTCGCCGTCCGGCATAGACGGGCGCCCTATAAATTTTAACCCGCACGATAATGATGAGGTTCGAATTAACGTCGACCCGGATAATCCGCACGGCGCGTCATTAACCTTAAAACAATTTACAAAAAACGCGGTAACGCAGGCCATGAAGACAGCGGCAGATAAAATTGTAGGCAACGATATTTCAGCAGTTAGGGAGAGAACAGCCGTGGCGTTTGAAGAATTGGCAAAATTGGCTAATGCGGGTGTGGCGGTACAAAAAGCCGCCGATAGGGCACCGGCGATTACGCGCAAATTACCGCAGGAACAGCCCATCACCCCGCCCGCGCCCGACGAGCTACCTGACACCGACTACGCGCCTCCAGAGCTCATAGATCGCACATATAGCCCTATGGCGGCGTTCGGTTTAAAGCAAGCTAGTCGCGGGCAACATTCGCAGCCAGCCCGGGCGGCAGCCTCCGCCGGCCCGCCAAAGAAGCTCGTGTATTTTGAAAAAGAGGGGATTGGCACTGTGCCTGCTTTTTTTCACGATATTGTTTTGGATGTCGCCGCCGACGAGGACGACGCGTTTACTGAAAGCGGCTTCATGGTGCTGGTTTACGACCTGCGCTTTGAGCAGGCCGCGGCTCGTTGGTTTCCGCCGGCTAACGATCCGTATAAGCGGCCGTGGGCGGTGCAAATTAATAACGACCGCAAGTTGTACCTTGTGCATACAACTGGGTTTCAGTATGTTTATGATGATCGTGAATTTTGCGTTTTACTCGTAGAAAAAGCTGTTACGGGAGATTGACGTGGAAAAATTAGGCGTAATCCGGCCAGACGTTACACCCGAATTGGCGCACGATAATTTAAATAATGCGCCAGACGATTGTAAACAAGCCGAAAATGTGGATAATAAAGAGCGCCAAATTGACGCGCTGGATAATGATTTCCGCAAAAAAGCGGCAAATCAGATAACCGGCCAGTTAAATACCTAATTGGACGGCTATTGTGGTTTCTCCTAATACGCTTACAAATCATTTTGCTACGTCTGGTCCGGGAATGTCTGCGGACGATCGCTTCCCGGACCCGTTCTGCGACGTCGCATCGCTGCATATGCCTGAATCAATTCAGGCAGCTTTGCGGTGGTGCGAATTCATAATGAATTGTAACGGCATTTATCGCCAAGCGATCGATCGAGTCGTTTCGTATTTTCTTACTGATATTCAAATCGAAGACGAGGGTAAATCGTCTTTAAGTCAGGAAGAAAAAGAAAAATATGAGCTGTTTTTCAACAACACGCTCAGTATTAAAAACGAGCTGCACTCGGTTGCTATGGATTATTTAACGTACGGCAACAGTTTTACAAGCTTGCTAGTACCTTTTCGGCGCTATCTTTCGTGCAAGCGTTGTGGATTAGAAATGCCGCTTGAGCAGGTGTATAACAAACCTGCTTGCGCGTTTAAGTGGCAGAATTTTGAGTTCACAGCCACCTGCCCGAATTGTCACTATTCCGGCGTATGGACGCACATTGATCGACGCTGCGCCGACTCCAGCGGTTTGAAAATAAAACGCTGGAGCCCGCACGAGATGGAGTTACTGTGGGATCCGTACACCAACGACGTGCGATATGTGTGGCGGATACCAGAAGATTACCGCACACTTATTAAACAAGGGCACTTACACCACATCGAGCGCGCAAGCTGGGAAGTTATCCAGGCCGTTAAAAACAATCAAAATTTGATGTTTGACAAGGATATTATTTTCCATTTAAAAGAAGACGCGCTCGCCGGTTTACGCAATCGCGGTTGGGGCATCTCGCGCATACTGGCAAACTTCCGACAAGCGTGGTACGTGCAAATTTTAATGCGCTACAACGAAGCAATTGCGCTTGATTACGTTATTCCGTTTCGCGTTGTGACGCCGGCGCCCCGTGGCGGGGACGGGCAGTCCAGCGATCCTGTACACACAATTAATCTTGGCAATTTTACGGCACGTGTGCAGGGTATGTTACGCGCCCGCCGCTCCGATCCGGCGCGCTGGAACGTTTTACCGTTCCCTATTCAATATCAGGCCCTCGGCGGTGACGCCTCGCAGCTAGCGTCGAAAGACCTTATTGAGCAGGGTTTTGACACGCTGCTGAAATGCATTGGTATTCCGGTAGAGCTTTTTAACGGCACGCTCAGCATGCAAGCTGCACCGGCGGCTTTGCGCGTATTTGAAGCCAATTGGTCGCACTTGCCACATAATTTAAATCGCTTCTTGAATCACGTAGCTAAGTCCGTCGCTATTGTGCGGTCTTGGGAGCCGGCGCGTGTTACGTTAACCCGCGTCACCCACGCCGACGATCTAAACCGCCAGATGGCGAAGTTGCAGCTCATGATGGGGCAACAAATTAGCAAGAGCACGGGCCTCAAATCGGTCGGGCTCGACTACACTGAAGAAACTAAACGAATTCTGGAAGAAGAAAAAATTTACGCTGAAGAGCAAGCACGTCTGCAAAAAGAAATGGAGCAGGCGCAGCAAATGGAAACGCTATCTCAGGAAGGTGGCATGGTGGCGGGCGCTGGTAACGTAGGCGCCGGGGCAACAGGAATGCCGCCGCAGCCCGGTATGGCGCCGCAGGCCGCAGCCGGTATGCCACCGCAACAACCCGGAATGCCGCCTCCAGCGCCGCCAGACCCGGTTGAACAATTTATGATGCAGCGCCAAAACTCGCCCAACGTACCAAGAACGCCGGAAGATTTTCAGGCGCAAGCGCAGCTATTAGCGCAAGAAATTTTAGCGTTACCAGAGAGTCAAAAAGACAGTCAGTTAATTAAACTCAAAAAATCTGATCCGACAATGCACGCGTTAGTAAGCAGCATAATCGACGACATTCGCCAGCAGGCGCAGACCGAAGGCGGCGCTATGCTGATGCAGCAACAATACGGCGCCCAATAAATAAACTATGCGTGTCGGCATATACACACATTACGCGCACTGCGATCAGGCGTATTTAGCTGTGCGGTTAGCGCAACTTCTTTTAAAAATTGGCGCAGATTTCGGTATTTACTCCGACTGCGCGCCGGCGAAGTTGGGGCTTAAATTTGATAACGGCATATCTACGCGCAACACAATTCGGTTTACAAACTGGGCGCAAAATTATTCTGTGATTGTGTGGACGCATGTGCCGCCCCCGGAACAAATACTCTGGGCCAAACGCCGCAACATACACACCGTGGTCGCGCCGATGTGGCAGGAGTTGCGCCAGCCATTCCGCAAAGCTCTTAACTCAGCTAACTGCGTCGTGACAATGAGCACTGAGTGTCAAACGCTGTTTTCTGAGATTTACAAAATTAGAGCCGCGCAACTTATCCCGTTCGATACCGGCCTGCCGATAGTTAAAAAAAATAAGCCCATTAATCCGCGCAATTTGCGGTTGTTTCTTCCGTGGTTTGACAGAAATGCGCGCTGTACTGGCGGCCCGTTTATCTCCGCGTTAAAATTTTTTATCGAGCACGTCGATGACGTAAGTCTGCAAGTGGCTATAACGCCGAGTCAATTTTCACCGGGTATCGCCAAGTTTTTTAAGAATTTAGCGCGTAAAACGGGGCGCGTTCAGTTGCTTCGCGGCGTGCCTGTCAATAAACGTCACGAGCTATACTCAGCCGCCGACCTAACGATTTACCCGGCCGAATGTGACAATTACGGCTTATGTGCTTTAACTTCAATTACCGTCGGCACTCCTGTACTCACTTCCGCCGTGCCGCCGCAATTAGATTTTCTGCACCCAGACGAAAACGCTGGTTTGCTATTAACGAAAATCGACTATGATGAAAACGGCGTTATACACGCCCTTCCCGACTACGGGCAATTTATGTATCTTTTGCAGCATCTAATTCACGAGCCTCGTTATATTCAAAAAATGATGCAAAAGACTAACTATAATTTGACTGCACGGCGTAACGCGTTTGAAATGAGTTGGATCAATATATTTGACGCGTAGCGCATGGAGACGCCCGTGAGTAAGCAAGAGCTAAGAATTGACACAACCGCAAGTTTTGCTAAAACAGCGTACGCCGACAAACTCAGCATTACAAACACACAACTGTATACGCATTGTGTAAGCGTAGCTCGCCTAGCGGAAACGATTGCGCGGAAACTATTTCAGGACATGCGCCGTGATGTGTTACCGCAGGACGTAGACGACATAATCGAAGCAATCGTGCATTCTGCTATATTGTCTGAGACTATTAACACACACCGCATTACGTTCGAGCAAGTTGCTGATGTCACAAACGTACAAGTTGCTACAATGGTCGCAACTTTGAGTCGCGACATCCGTTTAGTAGAGACAAAACGTG